AATATTGCATGGAATTAGGGGTCGAAAATTTTAAAATGCTTTATGCCGTTACTGCCCTTTGGCGTCCAGGCCCAATGCAATCCGGAATGATAGAATCCTATTCCAGGCGGAAACGAGGCAAGGAAAAGGTTGAAAAGATCCATCCAATTTTTGACAAGCTGACGAAAGAAACCTTTGGGGTCATTGTTTATCAAGAACAGGTAATGAAAGTCATCAACCAACTCGCCGGAATACCAATGTCAACCTGCAACAAGATCAGGAAGATTATTGGTAAGAGTATGGGGAATGCCGCTTTCAACAAATACAAAGACGAATTTCTTCAGGGTTGTAAAAATCAAGGAACCGTAACCGAAAAGAAGGCAATCCAGATTTGGGATATGATGTCGAAATTCGGTGGCTATGGATTCAACTTGAGTCATTCTGTGGAATATTCCATGATAACTTATTGGGATATGTTTGCAAAAACGTATTATCCTAATGAATTTTTGGCATCCTGCCTGACCCTCGGCGACAAAACCAAGAACGTCGAATATATCCGTGAGGCGCGGCGGTTAGGTTTGAAAATAAATCTGCCGAAAATTGGTATTTCAGATGCCATCAAATGGAATTGCGACAAGAAAAACAATTTATTTGCCCCGTTCATTTCAATTAATGGAGTTGGCGAAACGGTTGCAGTAAAAATAGCACAGGCAACTTGCAGTAATAAAGTTCGGAAAGGATTTTTCACCCAAGCAACAAGCGAAAAGATCCCCGGTGTTAATAAAAACGTAACTGCAATTTTGAATGATATAAAAGCGTTTGACCCTGAAGATGTGATAACAAAGGAAGATTTGAAGAAATTCAGAAACCTTTTTATATTTTGAGGATAAACCATGTTATGTCCAAGTTGTAGTTCGGATTTTATTGCACAGAAAGATTGTCCATTTTGCGATGGGGATGGTTATACCGAAATGGAAATAGATGATCTTTTAACAAGTGAGGTTTGCGAATGTCTAAACTGTGAAGGTAGTGGAAAAGATGATGGCGAATATGAGTGATTTGATTGCGGTCATGGATGGTCTGAATAAATGACCCCATACTGGTCCCTAAATTGCCGCTCCTGCTTCCATTGCAAAAAGAAAAAGATCAAATCTTTTTCTGAAATGGTGGAGTTCGGCAATAATAAGGAAAATGATATCCGCAAAAGTTGGGAAGAAAAATTCAACGAATTGGGATATATTGAATTTTTTTGGTGTTCTATTGAAGATCCACAAAAATTACGCATAAATCCGCCCGGTACTGGTAAAATAAGGGAAAGTGGAAAGTTTTGCGAATGTATTGATAATTAAAACGGGAGAAGGAAAATGGACAAATTCACAACTCCACCATGGGTCGTAAACGGCGCGAGGGTTGAAAACGAACAAGGTGCTTTAGTTGCTGGGGTGTTCGACGGTTCTTTTTCGGAATTTACTAACCACCAAACACAAGAAGCAAATGCAAATTTAATTTCGGCGGCACCTGATCTTTTTAAAGCATTGGAATATGCTCTTGAAAATTGTTGTTTAAGTTCAAATGCCGAAAAATATGCTGAATTAGCTTTGAAAAAAGCGAAAGGAGAAATAAATGTCGCTTGATACCAGGGTTCGCCCTCTTACCCTCCAGCAAATGGCCGGAAATAAAAATACCATTGCGGCTGTCGAAAGCCTGTTTGCTCGCCGTGAAAATTTCCCTCATGCGATCCTCATCACCGGGCCGACAGGTTGCGGAAAAACCACATTAGGAAGAATCATTGTCAACATGCTCGGAGTGATGCCGGATGATTATACCGAGGTTGATTCTGCCCAGTTCAACGGCATTGATACCGTCCGGGAAATCAAAAATCAAATGCGCTTCATGCCGCGTCATCCCGAAAGCAAAGCCCGCGCCTGGCTTATCGATGAAGCCCACCAACTTGGAACTGGTGGAGACAGTGAAAAGAACAAGGCACAAAATGCCATCCTTAAAATGCTTGAGGATGCCCCCTCACACGTTTATTTCATCCTTTGTACCACTGATCCGCATCGGCTATTAAAAACGGTCAGAGGGCGCTGCATGACGCTGGAAATGGCATGTCTGGATGAAGCCACCATGACTTCCTTGGTGAAGCGAACGGCCAGGCGGGAAAAGGCGCAAATAACCGATTCAATTTTAGAATCCATTGTTGAAAAGGCTGAGGGCCATCCCCGAAATGCCATGAAGCTGCTGGAGAAAGTTATCGGCTTGACCCCGCAGCAGGCGCAGGCGGTTATTGATGAAGAACAACGGATGCAGAGTGAAGGGATTGAATTGTGCCGGGAATTGTTGAGCAGTAAACCATCATGGACAAAAGTGGCTAAAATCCTGACTGGGTTGAAGGATCAAGAAGAGGAAGGAATCCGGCGGTTGGTGATGGGATATTGTAATTCTATTTTGTTGAAATCGGCCAATCGGAAAGCCTTTGTGGTTTTGGATGAGTTCTCCGAACCATTTTACAATACCGGAAAACCGGGTTTGACATTGGCCTGTTATAAAGCGGTTCATTATCAGGAGTGATTGGAGTAAATAATTTCTAAAAATCCATCCATACCGGTATAATATAGTAATAGAAAGTGATGGGGAAATAGCTATGGGAAGTGGCCGATTACGCGCGGTCGGACGATGGTTCGAATCCAGAATTTCCCCAGTTAAATTAATTGGGAGAACAAAATGAAAATAACCGAAGATGAAATTGCCGAAAAATTCAATCTTGACCCTGATGAACTGGAAATTGATTTTTTCCAGCTTGATGTCGAATGGGGAAAGCAGAATTCCGTCCTCGACAAATACCTGAAAGCATCGGCTTACTGTGAAAAACTGGTCCGCAAGGCTGAAGAAAAAATCAAATTTCTGCGCTCAACCCTCGTTCTTGCTGTTACCAAAGATCCAGAAGGTTGTCTGGGAAAAGGCCAAAAGGCAGTGGGCGCATCGGTTGAAGCCTATTACCGCACCCACCCGGATTATCTCGAAGCCAAGGAAGAATGGATCGAAGCCCAGTATATTTGTGATTTGGTAAACGGCCAAAAATCCAAAGCTTACAATCGAAAGGCCATTCTTGAAGAAGCAACCAAATTGAGCCTTGCTGGTTGGTTTGCGGCCCCATTGGTTCCCCGGCCTCTTGCAGAATTGGTCCAAAAAATCGAAGAACAGAAACTAAAAAGTGTTGATAACAAGGTTCGGGAGAAAGTCAAAACAAACCGTCAAGAGAGACAAACAAGGAGGAATCGCCGAGAGTCGAGAAACGAAGATGAATAATGTTGGTCTGTGGTTCGATGCAATTTGTCTAATTTTTGCAATCGTTGTTTTTCCGCTTTATTTTTATGCAGTAATCAAAATTGCTTCAATTGCCTGGTTTAATGGCCAGGCTTACGTCAACAAAAAGAATATTAGGGAGATTTTAGATGGCAAGGACTGAATCAAAACGAAAATATGGATCAGCAGCAGGACGGGCCAAGGCGGCAGCGGCAGTGGCCGGTCCCGGTGGCGGCGGCGGGACAATGTTTCAGAACATCCCGCAAGGGGTTGAATTTTACAAACCTGAAGAAGGAAAAGTGACTCTGCGCATCCTGCCCTACATTGTCAGTGATCCGAAGCATCCAGACGGTGAAATGGCCCCGGTTGGGGATATCTGGTATAAACGTCCGTTCAAACGCTTCCGAGGCATCGGCACCGAAAAGAAACCTTATGTCAGCCCCAAATCGGTTGGCCTGCCCTGCCCAATTATGGAATATTACACGGCAGCAAAGGCCGATCCTTCCATCCCGGACAAAGAAGCCAACAAGGCCAAGCCGCAAGATGTGGTGATGTATAACGTCCAGGTCCAGGATAAGCGGTCTAAGGAATGGACCGAGCCGATGTTCTTCTTTTTCAGCTATCACAACTTTGAAAAGATGCTGAAAAAGGAATTACTCGATCCTGACAACGAAGAATATCTGGCTTTCATGGATCTGGAAGGCGGATTTGATATTCGGGTTCGCTGGGAAAAAGAATCCTTTGATGGGAACGATTTCCTGAAGGCCGGTAGCATCTCCTTCATCGAACGGGATGACCTGGATGAATCCATTCTGGATGAAGTTGTGGATCTGGATAATGTTCTGGTCGTCAAATCATACAAGGAATTACAAAATATCTTCCTTGAAATTGACGATGAAGAATCTGATGACAAACAAGATGCCGCCGAAAAAGATCCGCCCCGGCCCCCGGCAAGAGCCCGGAAATCGGCAGAACCGGAAAAAGAAGCCGAACCTGAAAAACAAACCCGACGCAGTCGTGGTGAAGCCAAAAAGGAAGAACCTGAACCGGAGCCCGAAAAAACAACCCGTCGAAGCCGAAATAAACCAGCTCCGGAACCTGAAACGGAAGAGCCCGAAAATAACAAATGTCCGCACGGATTCGTTTTCGGTGATGATTTCGATACCAAACGCAAATGCGAAAAGTGTGAAATATTTGATGAGTGCGGTGATCAATTCGATGCTGATCACCCAGCCAAGGATGAAAAGAAAAAGGATACCAAGGCCGATAAAACTGAAAAAACAACCGGTAAGGCTTCAAAATCTGACAGCAAAAATGAATGTCCTAGCGGTCATGTTTTCGGCACCGATTGCGACAATAAACCCGAATGTAATGATTGCCCCAAATGGGATGCCTGCATGGATCGGCAGGAGGAACTCGAAAACAAATAACGGATAAAAAACAGTCATAGCCGTATAATAAGGAGTCCGGGGAATGATCTCCTGGCTCCTTTTTTAATGAGGTAAAATTATGAAAAAGAGATGTTGCATAGTTATGATTTGGGAATCTGAAGCTTGGACATTAGAAAATGAGTTTAGGTATCGTTCAAAAAGATATGATCATTTTCAAAGAAACATTTGCTCCGACAAAAAGAGGAAAACATGCCACCAACAAAAATAGATATAGGGGAAAGGGTTGTCACCAGTATTTCCATGCCGGTTGAACAGCTCGAAATGTTGGATCTTTTATCACTTTCCTATGAAGAAACCCGTTCGTCAATGATTTCAAAATTGATCATTGAACGGAACGAGGTTGAAGAATCAATTAAAAAAATAGCAGAACGCATCCTTTCAAATTTTTGTAAAAGCGATTCCAATTTTGAAGATTACTTGCGAGCTGCTGGTGTTTGGTTAAACCAAAAGAAAATCAGCACATACCATACTGAAAAAATACTTCAACAAGCTAGGTTATTAAAATGAGAGGAACAAAGCCAAATAACGCAAATTCTTCATACGTCGAAGCAATCAAGGAAAATATTGAAAAAGAAGTTGAAGCCCCAGCTAAATATGACGGGGATATTTCAACGGTAATTTCCACCGGATCGACCCTGCTTGATTTGGAAATAATGGGAAAGAGAGTCCGAGGTGGTGGTATTCCTGGTGGTATTTTAATTGAGATATATGGCCCCAACTCAGGTGGGAAAACCGTTCTCATGTCGGAAATTGCCGGAGGAATCCAGCGGCAAAAGGGCAAGGTGAAATTCTTCGACGCTGAAGCCAGGTTAAGCAAAAAGTTCGCTGAAATATTTGACTTCACCGTTGATGATTGTGAATTTGGTATTCCTAATCAAGTTGCTGATGTTTTTCTCCCTCTTATGACTTGGCATCCAGATGGACCGGAATGTATCGGGGAATATAACCGTAGGAAAAAGAAATGTCGGGAATGCAAAGATGCCGAAACCTGCGAAGAATTTAATTTGGATAATCGACCAATCCACGGGGTTTTCATTGATTCATTTGCTCAACTTTGCGGGGAACTCGAAAAAGGGGATGAAGAGATCGACAAGCGAGGTTCTGCCAGGGCCAAAGAGTTCAGCCAATGGATGCGGAAACTGGCCCCGAAAATAACCTCCAACAACTGGCTTATCGTCGGCTCTAATCAAATTCGGGATAATCAGAAGGCTAAGACCGACTTCGACCCGAAATACGTTACGCCAGGCGGAAATGCCGTTCCTCATGCGGCTTCTTTACGTTTGGAGATTACCCCGGCATCCAGACTGCGAAGCGAAAAAACAATCAACGGCAAAAAAGTCTTTCACGAATACGGCCATTGCTCAAAAATTAAGATTGTAAAGAATACTGTTTCCGGCCAAAAAGGGTCAGCAGAAATACAAATTGTCGTTGATTATGGCATAGATGATGTAACCGCCAATCTCCAATACCTGAAAAAATTCACAAGCGGTTCATCATATTGGACCGGAGATAATAGCCTGGATGATGCCATTGATACCGTTGAAGAAAAAGGTTTGGAAGCCCATTTGAGGGAAGCGGTCATTGATATGTGGGAAAGTATTCAGGAACAATTTAAACGTGAACGGAAACCAAAAAGGAGATGAAATGAAAGTTTTAAAAACAGGGGAAGAGGAAGAATCTGGCTACATTTTCTCGCAAGTTGCCGAAGAAGAAGCGGCAAATCGTGGACAAATAGTCAAATACCCAGCCAGAAACGAATTGTTTATTGATATCGATAATACTTTTCAATTAGAGATGTTTAATCGGCGCTTTAATGATTTGTCCGCAATTCCAAATGAACTTTTTGATGATGCAAAAGTTACTGAAACTCCATCAAGAAGCGGGTTCCCACACCTCCATATAATTGTTTCTTTAATAAAGAATAAGAGAAGGATAAAATTAACCGATTGGCAAAGAGTTGCTTTACAATTTGCTCTTGGTTCTGACCCTGTGAAAGAAACCTTAACAGTATATCGGATTTTGGCTGAAGTAGAAAATCCATCAATATTATTTGAAAAACCTGAATAAGAGGCCCAAAAATGATTCTGCTTTATCCCGCTGCCGGATCAACCTATAATTGTAAGCAGCAAGTTCAAATGGATTATGACCAATACAGGGATTTCAAAGTCGCGAATAAAGGTTATATCAACAAATCGGATATTGAAACCATGCGAACAACTCATCCCCATTTGAAAGGAAGTGATGTTTGCGTGAAGTATCGAAAGGGTGAAGCCTGCAAGGTGGATGAGATATAATGCGATACCTCGGCTTCGACGTCAATTATTTTGCCTTTCGTGGTTTTCATTCCACCGGCTCAATGTCATATCAAGGGATTGGAACTGGGGTTATTTCATCTGTTCTGACAGCCATTTATACCCATTGTAAATATTTTGGGGTATCTGCTCCAATATTTGCTTTTGATTCCCGGAAGAATTACCGCAAACAAATCCTCCCCAGTTACAAAGACCGGCCTCCGGCAAACGAAAAAGACAAGGAAGATCGGAAGGAAGTTTATAAGCAGATAACTGCACTTCGGAATTTCGTCCTGCCGACAATTGGTTTCAACAATATATTCCAGCTTACCGAGGAAGGTATTACAAGCACGGCATAGAACCGCCCGGAGCTGGCCACTACCTTTGATTCTCCTGCGGTGCTCATGATCGAGGCAAGCCGTTCCATCTTCAATTGGATAT